ATGATGCGATCCGGGTCACGGTCGCAATCGGAGCTTTCCCGCCGGAGCGAGAACATATTGAAGCCCGCGACCGCCAAGGGTTCGCGGTGCAGAAGTTTGTAAATGTGAGCCTGGATCTCGCGACATTCCTTGAGTGAGCCGGTCGCGCTGCGCGTATGAATGCGGATAACCACGTCGAACCCGACGCGGCTCGAAGTATCCAGCGGAATCGAAATCATTCGACCCATGGCGATCTGCGGAAAATCGCCCGCAGGCTCACCATCCTCAGACTGCGGCGGCACGTCATAGATCGACACCCCCAGCGCAGACAGCTCAGCAGAACCGGACAGACCCTCGAAAAGGGCCGTCTGCAATGCAAACTCAACACTCATTTCGCAGACCTCTTTTTTGCACGCTCGATCGCCGCGATCAGTTTTTTAACAAATTGCTCGCGATAGATCTGCGGCAGGCGCGGCTCTATCGCGCGCAGGGACCGCAGAAAAAATGCAACCTCAGAAATTCGTGTCGTTCCATATTCAAGAAACCGCCAATAGAATGCGCGGCGCTCGACCAGAACATCCGAACCGATCGCGCCGAAACTCATCCGGCGCCGCTTGGCCTTGATCGCCTTGCGCAAGATCCCATCCTCACGCGGCGCCTTGTCCCTAGCGTCATCCCTGATTTCGGCGGCGATCCCGTGCATGGTGGCGCGCGCAATGTTTGTCGCCTGATTTGGCGCCACATCCTCGAGGATTTTCGCGATCTCCTCGACACCCTCGACCTCGAGATCGAGCCTCATGAGAGATCGCCCGCGACAGCCGTGATCGTCTGATACTTTGCCCGCGCGCCATTGCGCCCGAGAGACGTAATATTCCAGACCCGGCCATCCCAGCGGATGCGGTCACGCTCGGTCACGTCACCCCGCGAGCGGATCGTGAACTCAGCAACAACGCGCGCCGAGGGGCGACCTTGCGCCTCACCTTCACCGCCGGCCTTGAGAACCACACGCGCCCAAGGGTGCGGGTCATTCGCCTCATCGAATGACTCGAATGTCCGCTCGGTGCCACCACCGCCATCGGGCGATTTGACCGCCCGCTCGAGATCGATGATCTGATCGAGGCGCCCGATCATCGCAACCACCGCCGATAGGCAGAGATCAGCCGGTCGATCGAGATCGGCAGCTCGGTTGCGCTCGGGCCGATCGCGACGGGCTCGCGGATCTCGTAAAAATGCGAGGCCAGCAACTTGACCGCATGACGCAGAGGCGCCGGGACATCGGAGGGCGCCGGACCGTAACCGGCGCCGAACGTCACCCGAAACGTCTCGGGGTGAGAGGTGCTTGACGGCCAGGCGCGAGAATACAATCCCTGCCCCGACCCATGACCAACCACCTCAAACGCAGCGAGATCAGCCAGCACCCAAGCGCCGGACCCGTCACGATATTCAACCGACACAAGCTCCGCCACACCCGCCAGATCGAGCGGCATGACAGCACCCGACGCAGGTATCGCAAGGGCACCAACCGTCTGTGACCAAGTCTGCGACACCATTGCGCGACCGAGATCACCCTCGCCGTCCAGCGTCTCAACCGAGGCCGCGAGGCAAGTGGCGATATAGTCATCCTCCGCGCCGGAGGTCACGCGCAAATGAGCCTTGAGCTCATCGACAGAGACAGGCAAGACAGCGGGCGGTGAGACAAGCGTCAGCGTCATTTCTGGCAACCTCCTGTTGAATGCCGCCCGGCCAACAGGCCGAGCGATCTAGGGCCTCAACCCTACTTTTTCTTGTTGTCTGCTTTAGCCTGAGCCGCAGCATCAGCCTCGGCCTGAGCCGCAGCATCAGCTTCGGCCTGGGCAGCAGCATCAGCTTCGGTCACGATCGGTTGCGCCTCGAGGTCAAGGACCTCCGCATAATTCGCGTTGACCAGGTCGGCGCCGAGAGCGTCATCAACCACAACCTCGGCACCAGCCTCAAAGCTGCGATCGACCGTGGCGCAGGTCGATATGATCTTGAGTTTCATCGAGTATCTCCCATCAGGAAAGGAAGGGCGGGCCAGAAAGCCCGCCCGACTTGGATCAAGCCGCCATGGTCAGCTTTTTCAGGGCGGCGGAATGACCGACCGCACCATCGATGCGATCAACGCCAGCAATCCCCAGGTTCGGGAAGAACTTTTCACGCGCAACGCCGATCAGCGGGGAGCCCGTGCGGCGCACGAAGTATTGCGAGAAATCACCGAACGCGATCGGCGACTTGCCAGCGGCAGGCACATCCATCGCATAGTTGAAGCTGACCGGCTTGCCGTTCAGGGTTGCGGGGACGCCCTTGGTTACGTCACCATCGGACCAGACATAGCGACCGTTGTTGTCCTTGATCTTGCGCAGAAGCTTGACCGTGTCATCGTGCATCTGGAAACGGACTTTGGGACCATGGCGATAAGCCGCGTTGACCGAGTGCTCGAGGTCGATGATGTCATCGAAGGTCAGAGCCGTTTGCGAGGTCGAGGTCTTGCCCGTCGCTGCGCCAGTCATGAACCCCTGCGGCTGATCGGCGCCAGTGCCAACGGTCAGCCAGGCGTTGCCCTTGCGACCGATACGCTCACCGATCAGATTGCCGAGCAACTGTTCCCAGCCGAACGAGGAATCCTGAGCCAACTCATAGGACCATTTGATCCAGGGCGTGATCAGGGTGTAGGCGCTCAGGGTGTCCTTACCGATCACCACATCGCCCGAGTCATCATCGGCAGCGTCAGCGCCTTCGGTGTGAGCATCCGTCGAGGTGTCGGCGGTGTCATCCACCTTCGGCAGGGCAAAGGGATTGCCCGAGCCGTTGTTGATCACCGTCGCGACGCTTTCATCCATCATCGGCCCATGCAGGGCAGCAGCGACGTTGATAAACCCGGCCAGGGTTTCGGGGACAAGGAAACCGCCCTGGGCACCAGCGGCACCAGACTGCGCGCGGAATTCCTGGGCGCCCGTGCGCAGCGCGTCGCGCGCCGAGGAATCGATCGCCGACAGATCGGCGCCCGAGGCCAGATAGTCACGGAACGCCGCGCGGTATTCGTCGGACACACCATCAGAGGCCGGGCCATGCTCCCCCGCACCATGCGGGCGACGCGCGTCGCGGGCTTCGCGATCCAGGCGCTCGCGGCGCTCCTCGGCATCGGCAAGCGCGACATCGGAGCGCTCGAGGCGATCGGCCTGGGCGACGCAAGCGTCGCGCTCATCCATCATCGCATCGAACTGCGCGTTGATTTCCGCAGCCTCTGCCGCCGGCGTTTCATCGGTCAGGGTGCCCAGGAGCGCGTTTGCATCCTCGGCGTTTTTCTGCGCCTTCGCGCGCAGCTCTTTCACTTTCGACATGGCGAAACCTCATTTTCAAGAAAGTATGCGCGCCTGCCCGAGGGCGCGGGGATCTGGGCAAGTCTCGGCGTTTCGCCGATTAGACAGCGCCCGCCAGGCGGAGCCGCATTTTCATCCGGCGGATCATGTTGCCGGCTTGACCAGCAATCGCCGCCGACAGGGAGCGCAAACCGATCTCAGTGCCCTCATAAGCAGGGTCCGTCACGATCGACACGTCATAGAGCTCGACCTCTTTGATCGTGCGCAGGGGCGTCTCGCCGGTATCGTCCCACTCATCAATTGTGGCGCGGAACGCGAAGGACATTTTCGACAGATCGCCACGCTTCATTTTCGGCAGAATGCGCTTCACATCCGGGTCTGCGCCGTCGAGCTCGGTCTCGACTTTGAGCCCGCGCTCATCCTCGACAAGCGTCAGGGTGCCCGAGGACGTGCGCGCAAGCGGCAAGTCGCGATGATTGATCAGAAAGGACACATCGTCGCCGCGATCGAGCGCGGCACGGAAGGCGCCGGGCGCGATCACTTCGCGGAAAAATCCGGCAATATCGGCCTCCTCGTTAAACACGGCCGCATAACCCGCAACCGCGACCTGATCATCATCAGCCGCGCGCAGCTCGATCGGCGCGGAGGCGTTGAACCGCACCTCGCGTTTTTGGTCGCTCATCTGGCGCACCTCCTCAGTTTATGTTTTTGCTTTTTCCATCGCGGCGGTGATCTGCTTGATCAGCAGCTTGATCGGAACCGTCGCGCCCTGGATCATCAGATCGTCACCACCCTCGAGCGGCTCACGGCCCTCCAGCGCCCGACCTTCATTCGGGGTCATCAGACCGTTTTGAACCGCCTTCGCGATCCCCTCCATCCGGGTCTTGAAGTCACCGCGCAGCAAACCCTCAAGGTTCAACTTCACGTAACGGCGCGCGTTGCGGCCAAAGAGCTTGAGAGAAAGCTCGGCCTCAAATTTCTTCACCCAGCGGCGCAGGGTATGCTTGACAAGGTGCAAATCCTGTTGCTCGGTGTTGGCGAATGTGCCCTTGCTCAAATCCTGCAAGAACATCGGCGGCAGAGAATAGATCCTCGCGGCCTGCTCCACACCGAACCGGCGCACCTCGGTCAGTTGCATTTTCGTCGGGTCGTCGCCGAGACGCTGCAAATCAGTCCCCGCCGGCAGAGGCAAGATCGGCTTGCCCTCCTCAGCACTGCGGCGCGCAACCTTCATCACATCAGCCGCCGCAACCATTGCGGCCTTCGCGCTGTTGAAAGCACCCTTGAGCGTATAGGGCGGAACCCCATTTTTACCGAACACGGTCAGCGCATATTTCTGCGCGTTGAGCTCCTGGCGGATTGCACCGCGACAGGTCTGCACCGGCGACCAGCTCGACAACATATCCGGCTTGCGCAGGAACGCGAGGTCGATCACATCCCCGGCGGGGTAGGTGATTTTTCGACCGCCAGCAGCAGCATAATCATAAAAGATCGAGCCGTCCTCAGTCCGGCGCACTGTGACGCGATTGGCCTCGAGGTGAAAGATATTGACAGGCTCACCGCGCGCATTGCGCTCGATGTAGGAATAAGCCCGACCAGGATTGCCGAACACCTCAGAGAAAAACACCTCGCGCCAATCAACGCTTGTGGTCGTGTCATTCACCGCACCACTCAGAAGCACCGCCGGGCCGGTCGTGACTTTTTTCGCGACGCCGCCCTTTTTTGCCGGGCCGTCATAGACCTCGATCGGAACATCAGCCATCGCCGCCGACAGGAAATTCACCGCAGCCCAAACACCTGTAAGCCCCATGGCCTCGAGAGCGGTCACCCCCTCAGACATCGGGGCAGCATTGAGAACCTCGGAAATCGAGGTGGCGCCGCTATCATGCAACACCTGACCACGCTCCTCGAGCGCGGCGGGCTGCACCCGATCGCGGCGAAAAATATCCGTCAGTCCCAAAGCTCATCCTCCAAGGAAAACCCCTCAACATCCCAAGGCGTCGAGGGTAGCGACCGATCACGGCTCAAGGCCATCCCGACCGCCATCGCGAGGGAGACCATTCCGTCAATCCGGCCATGTGCCTTTTCTTTGTCAAACATCCGGTGACCGGTGCGGTTTTCCGCATAAGTCACAGACGCCGCCATCGAGTCGAGCAGCGGGTTTTTTTGGACCCGCAACCGACCATCATAGATCGCCTCCTCGAGCTTGTTGATCGAGTCAGGCATCCAGAGATAGACCTCTTTCTCACCCTCGGGGGCGGTCGGGTCTTTCTCCAAAATTCGTTTTTGAAACCCCTGCGGATGGATCTCCGCCGGGAGCTGCGCGCCGATATCGGCGAGGTTTTCAGTCAAGCGCTCAAGACCGTATTGGTCACAAGCAATCGCCTGGGGCGCATACTTCGCGTTGATCTTAGCAAGCGCATCGGCGAGCCAGGCGTATTTGAGCCGATCACCGGGCACCGCCTCAAGGTGGCCTTGTGCCGCCCACAGATCATAGGGCGCCTGATCGCGACCCGACCGAATGAGGAGCGTATCCTCCGGCGTCCAGAGCCAAGTTTTTGCGACCAGCCGCTCCGCGTCTTTTGTCGCGTCCAGCACCCAACACAGAGTAAGCGCAGAAAAGTCGCGCGTTTGAGACAGATCCAAACCGCCGAAACAAGGGTGACCCGCCTCGACCAGATCCTCGAGGTCAAGATCATCATGGCAATCCGTCCAGGCTTCCCGGCGAATTGCGGCGGTGACCGACTGTGTCCATTGGCAGAAATGGAGCCGGGCAATGCCGTTGCGCTTGCCTGGGATTTTCTTCGCCTGGTCGACAACGCCCTGCAAATACTCCTCATCGATTGTCGCGCCGAGGAGCGGGTTGACCTTAGCCCAACAGGTCGGATCGTTTTCCCAATCGTCGCCCTCATCCAGTGAGCAAACGAAAGAAAAGGTCGTGTCATCCTCGACCACGCCGGTCGCGACATTGACCGCGTGTTGATGCTCCTCCCAACAGATCGATTTGCGATCGGTTCCCGAGTTTGTCGCCATCGCCAAAAGAGGTTGCTTGCGAAACTTGAACCCGCGCTCGAGCATGTCGATCACGTCGCGGTTCGGATGCTCATGAACCTCATCGGTCAGCGCACAATGAGGGCGCGGGCCGGAGGCGGATTTTTCTGCCGAGATCGGCTTGAACCTTCTGCGATCTCCGCGCTTGCCGATATAGGTCAGTTGCCACACCGGGTTTTCACCCTGCGCGCTAACCCGACGTTTCAGCATCGGGGATTGATCTCGCATCGCCACCGCATCCTGAAACAGAATTTGCGCCTGATCCTTCTTGGCGGCGGCAGCGTAGATTTCGGCGCGCGGCTCATTATCCGCGACCATCATGTAAAGGCCGATCCCACCCAGGAGCGGAGACTTGCCGTTCCCCTTGCCCTCCTCATCATAGAAGCGGCGAAAGCGACGATAGCCGCTCTCAGCCCATTTCCAACCGAACAGAGAACCAACTCGAAATTTTTGGCTCGGGTGAAGGTAAAACGGCTTGCCCTCAAACTGCCCGCCATTCAGGCGCAGCACCTTCGGGAAAAAATCGATCGCCCGGTTAGCCGCATCAACATCCCAAACAAGGCCGCGCGCCGAACCATCCTCGAGGTCGCGTAAATGCCGGGCGGCGGAGGCACGAATAAAGGGGCCGGCGACCACATCACCCGCGACCACGTCACGCGCCCAATCGGTCACCGGGTCCACCTGGCCCCGGTGATCCCGAGCGGTCATGTCAAATATGCCTCCGGGCTGTCAGGGTCAGGGAAGTCAAACGGCATTTGACCAGAGGTCTCGAGGCCGCGTTCGGTCGACGGGGTCATCCCAAACTCGCCAGCAAGCCCGCGAATTTGACGAAAGGTCTCGTTGAGCTGACCCACCTCCGGGCGAGCCTTGATTTGTTTGCCGTTGCGGGTTTCACTGACATAGGTCTCGCCGAGCTCATCAAGCTCGACAGAAATGCGCTCATGCCGAACCACTGCTCGGCAGAGCTGCACAAACATAAACACATTCACCGGAGACAGCCGATTCACAGTCGGATGACAGAGCGGTCGCGCAAGGCGATCATAGGTCCAAGAGAGCTCAGAGGTCAGGCCCTCGGGCTTGAGCTCGGCTGCGCGCGACACGGCGCGCTCCTCGAGATTGCGACCCGGCGCGCCATCCTCGGCCATGGGGATCACTGTTTCATTTTTCCCCGTTCGCCCGCGCATCGTGCCTCCTAACCTTTAGCCACCCCCCGACATGTGGCTTTCTCAATTCAATTCACGTTTTGCCTAAATAAAGGCTCCCCCTCCGGTCCTCGCGGCAGGGGGGAAAGTTTCGACCCCACCCCCCCATTATCAAGGCGGCGCTGGGGTCACTTGTTGGCAGGGTGCTCCGGGTCCATGGGCCACCCATCCGGGCCGCGCTCCTCTGAAAACCCGCGCGCCTCCTCGCGCTGTTTGTTTCTGTCATGGTCATCCGGGCAAAGCGTTTGCAGGTTGCTCGGGTCAAAGAACAAGTCGCGATCGCCGCGATGAGGGATCACATGATCGACCACCAGGAAGCGGCGGCGCGGGTTGCGCTGCGGCTCACCGGACGCCGTTCGCCCGCCGTCATTCGTCAGGCCGCGCGCCAGGCACGCTCGACAGAGCGGCTCCCCC